AGCCAGCCACACCGATTACGGCGAACGCCGCTGCCAGGGCAAGAAGGCCCGTCACGAGAACCGGAATCGGGACAGACCCCAGCATTGTCAACGCAGGAACGAACACCAACAAAGCTCCTGCAACAATGAGCAATGCCGCAGCGCCCTGCATTGCGTCGGTTCCCATGAACCTCAAAGCGGCTGTGATCGCAGTAAGAGAGGCCGCCAGAGTCAGAAGACCCTTACCAATGGTCTCCCAATCCTGCTTGCCCATCTTGTCTACAGCCATGGCAATAAGGTTGAGCGCTATCGAAATAAGAACAAGACCGGCCGACTTGGACATCATGTCCTTTGGCATGCCCTGTGCTGCCGCTACAACGGCCAATAGAGCGGCCCAGACGGCTCCCAGACCCTTAGCTAGCTGGTCCAGATTAAGGGCCGCAAAACGCTCTACAGCCATTCCTAGAAGGTTCAGTGCCGCTGCCATCAAGACAAGAGCAACGCCCTTTTCGAAGTTGTTCTTGCTTGGCATGCCAGCCATTGCACGAGACATGAGAATAAGACCAACGGCAACAGAGCCGAAGCCCTTTGCCAATGTCCCAAGATCCATCTCGCCATAGAGCTTGACTGCATCAGCCATCTGCGTCAAAGCGCCAGCAATACCATACAAAGCAATGGCCATGCCGATGTATGAGCCCTGGTACCTGGACATCAGGGCAATAGCTGCTCCAAGAGCTGCCAGTGCTGCTGTGACACCGCCAATGCCACGGCTAAGCTCTTCCATGTCCATCTCGCCGAACTTCTTAACGGCAATGGCAAGAACACCAAGCGCAGCAGCAAGAATAAGAGCGCTAGTGGCGATAAGAGGCAGCTTGAACGCGCCCTTACCACTAACGTACTTGTCAAGAGCCGCCATGGACGTTACGAGCATGGCGAACAGTGTCGTCATTCCGACAAGACCACTTGTAAGCTTCTTCGAGTCGACCAGGGACAAAGCAATGAGGGACGCTGCCAGGATAGCTACCGCAGCAGCAATCTTCAGAATCGCCGAAGCCCTAACATCTGCGGTAAGAGCCTTAAGCGATGAACTGATGCTGTCGGTGAAGTTCTGGAACGTATCGACAATCCCATCACCGAAGCCAATCCGGAAGATCGACGCACCATTATCGACGAACTTCTTCATCAATGCTAGAAGCCCAGCAAACAAACCGGTGTTGATTACGTCAAGGACCTTGTCGAAGTTCCCGGACGCCATACCCTCCTTGATGGCATCACCGATCTTGCTGAACTCCTCCTTGATACGGTTGACGAACTGCGCAAAGATGCTATCTGACGCAGTGATCGAGTTGATGAAGTTGGTCCAACCCTCCTTGAGGGAGTCGAAGACCTCCTGCAGGACACTCAGACGATCGCCAACTCGTCCGAACGCATTTCCAACAGCATCAATGTTGCCGTCGTTCGTAAAGACGTTGGCGATGGCCTTCCCAAGCTCAACAAGAAACTTGATCGGGGTAGCAATGATCTCGCCAAGGTTCTGGAAGAAGTTCTTAAGCCCCTCGCCATTCTTCAAGGCATTATCGACGGAGACCAGCCAGTCGCCAATCCTTGCCGTCAGGGAGAGGAACCCACCACCAGCCTCGCCAAGAGGACTAAGCAATTGACTAAAGGCTGAGACAACGCCGCCGATAATCTGCTTGGCAATGTCGAAGACCGCAAAGACTCCAGCGAAAGTGCGCCGGATATTACTTGCAGTATCTTCTCCTATTTTGAGGTTTTTGAAGAAGTCCTTAAATGCAGCAGTAATTCGGAGCAAATCACTGGCTGTCTGGGGTGGGAAGATCTCCCTGAAGGCATCCTTGATCGGAGTGATGACACTACCAAGGGCCTTGAAGGCATTCATGATCCCCTTGAGGAGGACCTCCCTGCCGCCGAGGCTCTTCCACCCCTCAAGGACGCTATTCCTTGCATCGGCCCATCCCTGGATGAAGCCGTTGGTCATGTTGCTTAGGCCGGTGAAAGTGCTTCGGGCCTCGTTGAAGTCGCCGAAGATCAAGCGCCAGGTCTGGGCCCATCCGGACCCTGCCGTCTCCTTGGCAACGTCGATCATCTGGGAGAGGGTCTTGACTTTGGTGGCTGCGTCCTGAGCCGTCTGGGCTTGCGCCTGGATGGCCTTGATCTGGGCCTTGCTGAACCCGATCGCGGCTAGCTCGGCGTCGCTCAGGTCGCCCGTGAAGGTGGACAGAGCCGTCGTCAGGACGTCTGATGTAAGCCAGGACTCGCCTCCGCCCGCTGCCGAGATCGACTCGCGGAAGGACTGGCCATTGATCGTGACGTTCTTCATGTTGCCGGAGAGCTTCAGAGCATTCTCGTCGAGAACACCCATGGACACGGCAGTCTCAGCCAGAGATCTCTGGAAGACCGTGCCGCCCATGCCAGCATTGACAACAGAGTTCCAGTCAGCAAGAGAGACCTTGCCCGCAGAGATTGCTTGCGAAAGCTGGTACATCGCCGTCGATGCTTGCTGCGAGTTCGACCCGGACATTGCGGCAAGGTTCGCGATGCCCTTGATTGCGGATGCTGACTCTTCAAGCCCAACACCAGCAGCCGTGAATGTTCCGATGTTCCGGGCCATCTCAGCGAAGTTGTAGATCGTCTGGTCTGAGTATTCGTTCAGCTCATCCAGAGTCGCTGTGACATCCTTGAGTGTGGCTCCAGACGCCTGTGTGTTGGACAGGATCGTCTGGACAGAGTTCATGTTGGTCTCGTACTCTTGGAGACCACCCATGATCGGATCAAGAGTAAGAGACTTCGCTAGCTGAATGCCTGCGCCAGCGACAGCAGTGGTGATGCTTGAAATCGCCGTGACAGCAACCGTTGACATCGCCAGGAACTTGGCATTGACCGCGTCGATCGAAGCGCTGAGCGGACCTAGATGCAAGGCCTGAGCTGCACGGCCAATCTCGGAGAATCCGTTCTTAGCACTTGAGAAGTTGAGACCGGCCTTCAGCTTATCCAGCGACGTGAGCGAAGTGCGAATGCCAGACTCAAAGCCACTATTGTCAAACTTAAGTTGTACGATCCTGCTGTCAATAGAACTCATGCGCTTGTCACCACCTTCCACACGTCTTCTGCGATCTTGTCCATGACCGGTCGCATTGCTGGGTTGATGAAGTCTCGGCCTTCAACGTAGCCACCTGTGCCTGTGCCGTGTCCGTACTGGATCATCACAGCCAGAGGAGTGCCTCCGGCCATGTCGGAACTTGTCCATACGATTGTCGGGTAATTACCACCACCGACGATTTCATAGGACCAACTATGCGCTAATGTTCCGGAGTCGACGGGGGTAGCAGCCGACAAAGCCGCTACTCCCATCGCTCCATACTGGTCAAGTCTTGAAAAGATCTCGCCTTTGACCATCTTCATGAGGAACTGTTCGGTCTTTGCGTAATCTCCTTGTGAGGTCAGACTGAACATTATTCCTCCTCGTTTTTAGGTGGGTCCTTTCGATTTCCCCAAGTAGCAGTGACTGCACCTGCGATAGCACCCATGCCAGTTGCAGCTAGGGTATAGGCGTTCTCATTCCCTGATACCAATGCACCAAGCAAAGCAATCAGTGTCAGCAAACCGAGTGCAATGACCAATGGTTGAGGATCTGGAAATTCCGCGGCTTTGATCATTGACCTCGCCATGAACCAAGCAACAACTCCGCCGATCAACGTTGAGATAGTAATTAAGACCAATATCCCTGGCTGAACGAAATCCTCAAAGTTGTTCATAGGCGAACTGGCTTGCCCTTCTTGTAATTGAACTTCTTGAGGGGCTTTGGACGCCAGGGGTTACGGTCCTTTGCGTTGTTGCGCAGACCATTCCGCCCCTGCATGTAGGATGGGATTTGCTGGGCTGCGTCAGGCGCGAGATTCTTGTGCTCGAGCATGATGGCGTGGATGTGGGGGTCCATACCGTCTCGACTATCCCGCATCCATGCAGCAAACCCTCCCATTTTGAGACATTTGAGAGCATACTTGGCTTGCTTTGCGGTGAGGGGGACAGTCCTCACATCGATGACGCCACCCTTGTCATGAGTTCCAGCACTGGCTGCAACACCACCAGCATTGTAAGAACCCTGGGCAAGTTCTAGCCTAGCCCTGGGATACTTCCTCTGGAACTTCTTGTTGGACCAGGCAAAGGCCCCAGCAGTACGCTTGTCAACGGTCTTTCCGTCAACCTTGACCTTGTCATATGCCTTAGCCATTGTACTTCTCCCACGCTTTCTGTGCCCGTCGCTTGACCCAGTCCATGTTGTATCGGGTGTCGATGTCGATCTTGCGGTTCGGGGCCCAGGTCCGGTGGTTTGTGATCCTGTACTTCCACCCGTTCCAGTTTGCTGCCTTGCGGGCGGCAACGCAGATGGCGTCGACAGCCTTCCATTGAGCATCCGTGATCGAATCATTCGACGTGCCCTTATCGACGATCTCGACCCCAAGCGTGTATAGGTGGGCCGCATTGTCTCCGATTCCCAGTCGCTTGTATTCTGTGTTCCTGAACGAGCCCTCACCGCTGTGCCAGCAGGAGCCAGAGGCAGTATTGACGTAGACGGTGCCGTCGCGATCCACCGTCAGATTCGCGTACGGGTAATCGCTACTTGGATGATGCACCCATGCGACAACGCCATTGTTGGCGCCCTTACGATTCCCAGGATTGTCAGGATTCGTGGAAGCCGTAGCAGCGCCAGCAGTCCAGTGAAGAAAGACTGCGCGAGGAGCTCCACCAGGCCACCCGCGATGACGATTCTTGTGCCCCTGCATCACGATGACCTTGTTCTTGCCAAGCTGTCGTCGAAGATGCTTTCGGAAGACCTTTCCGAACTGAGTGTCACTCATCGTCATCCTCCTGATCCTCATCTTCCAAGACAACCCCTTCGCCAGGATCGCCAGTGTCTGGGTCGTCGTCAAAATCCTCGAAGTCGAGAACCTGTTGAATAGGAAGATCGGGTTCCTGAACGTATTCCAGAGCATACTCATCGGTCATGGCGCACTCACATTCACTTTCTGAAGCACGATAAGTGCTGGATGAGCAGAATCGGTAGTCAAATCCTGCTTGACAATGAGAAGAGTCGAAATTGTGCCACTGGCTGAGTTCCCACCATACTTACACCAATCCTTAATAGCGGTAGCAGTAACATTTCCACCAGTAGCAGTCTTGACGTTACCGAGAGAACCATTCACGTCATACCAGACACCAGTCGTTCCAGTCGGCATCGAGTTGACGTCGGCAATGACAGCACCGCCAGGTCCAGAAGTTGTCGCCAACTTCATAGCAACGACATGGTTCTCTCCGTTGGTCAGAATTCCATCGACATCGCGAACTCGTTCGAACGATGTCGCATACATATCGACATAGAGGAAACCCTCACTGACAAGATGGGGTTGATTGACGCCTCCGGATGCTAACTCAAGAGCCTCAACACGATCACTCAGACCGTTGAGAATTACCTCCAAGCCACCGTCAATACCAACACTAGTAACATCGCCAAGATGCTCAATAAGATGACGAAGATCCCCAGACCATCCAAAGGATTGGTCACTTCCAATCTTTGAAATCTCTAGAATATCGCCTTCCTTTGCCTCATCGGCAACAGGCAGGATCTTCTTCTCGATGTCTGCGAAACGAGCATTGGCAGATGCAAACGCGTCAGTCGTCTCCTCAATGATAGTGACATCTGTAGCTTCAACGACGTCAAGACGAGTTTCGACCTGGTCGATACGTGTCGTGATCGGCCCGAGATCCACTGATGGCGCGCCTGGTGTGGACGGTGGTGGTGGAGTTGGAAGAACTGAGTCCAACTCTGTGATGTCGACTGAGGCTGGGGAGAGTGGAAGCTCGAACGACCAGGTGAAACCACCAGGCACTCGCTCAACCACTCGCCACAACCACAGGCCAGGCTCGAGATCCGGGTTTTCAGTCGACGCCAGATTGACTGAGAAATGACCGTTCTCGTCGAGAGGGACAGACTGCGAAACCGGAAGGATGATGGCCTCTCCCGGAACCTCAAGACGAAGCGTTGGGATGAACTGGACAGCTCCCTTCACAGGATCGCCCTTTGGCGTCAAATATGTCCCAGTGACTTGGACTGTTTCGACAATAACAGGAAGAGCCACATTAACCTCCTTAGGATCATACCAAAGTTCCATTACCAAGCATAGCGACTAAATTGACGCAAAATATGAGTCGGGAGGTCATCGCCAAGCCATCCACGCCATGCCGACGTTGCCGACGTAGTTGGCGCCGTCCTTGCGGATCACCTTCACTTGGACGTAGTTGGGTGAGTTGCTGGAACGGTCGAAAGTGGCCTGACAGATGTACCCAGTCCCGTCGCCCGGCGCGCTCTGCGCCATCGCCACACAACCGCGCACCACGCCGCCTACATTCGGGGTGAGGACGGCGATGCCGTCCTGATTGCAGGACACGTCGCTGTACCCGAAAGCCAGTCCGTCAATCGCCGTGTGACCGTGGACTGTGGGTGAGTACGCCCCGTCGTGGTTATGCGCAGCCGCTGAATACCTAGCGTCCAGAGCCGTTAGGTCAGCAACGTCTGCTGCGACTAGCTCAGAACGGATGATGTAGACGAGGGCGTAGAACGCTGGACGGTTGTCGAACGCCTCGCCACCGCCTTCGGGGGTGATGGGGTGAGTGTGATTGATGTCGGTCTGGCCGAGCGTGTGACCATGCGACTGGTTTCGATCCATCCACTGCGTATTGTTATTCATGCCAAATGCTTGGTCACCGATACCACGAGCATGCCCATATCCCTGGCCGTTATCGGCACCAGCGACATTGTTCAAGGCATGCAGGTGATCTGTGTTGGTGGCGTCAAGCGAGTGGCCGTGCGCGTTGTTGGCACTCATCGCGCCAGTCGCACCGCCGTGGCTGTGACCAGGCATGTTGGGCACGCCAAGCGTGACGCTGTTCGCCCCACCCGTAGCGCCAGGAGCCGCAGCGCCCATTACGAACTTGTCGCGCAGATCAGGCGTGTTCGTCAGCATCGAGTGAAGCGCCGCTGACGCCGGGACAGGACTTCCGTCGCATAGCAACCAACCTACAGGGGCTTCACTACCGTGGTAAGCGACGACGGTGCCTAAGGGAACCCCGCCACTTGGTGAAGATCCGCCACCAGACCCACTTGTGAGGACCCATTCAGTGCCAGACCAGGCGTACATTGGGCGTGGTGTGTCTGAAACTGCTGGTGGAGCTCCTGGCCGCAAAGGCTCTGACACTCCATCAGGCCATACAGCAACCCAAACTTCTGCGCCAGCAAGAGTGTTAGTAATTAAGGATACATATAAATTA